GCGCGTTACAGCGGCACGGATATACCGCTGATTAAGAGATACTCACCGTCAAGTCCCCGACCGGGATCTTCACCGGGTTGCCCGCCGTGACAGTCTGCGTGCCGCCGGTGAGTGCGTCCGAAGCGAGCAGCGTGCCGCCCGAGGCCGCGGAGTAGATCGCGATGTGCGAAACGCTCGCGCCGGTATCCGCCGTACCGAAGTCGATTTCGGACGTGGATGCTGCCTCGCCCGCCGTGGTGTCGCCAGCGGCCTCCATCGCGGATGTCAGCGCCACACGGCCAGAGGGGCGAATGTCGGTCGTCACTTCACTGCCCGCGCCCTGCGGGTCGCCGTCAAACAACGCGACGTAGCGCGTCCCGCTCGCTGGCGTGGGGTCGGCCTTGCCGATGATCCAGTCCACGATTTCGTTACGGATTGCGTCGGTAATGTCAGGCATGCGGGTCTCCTTATGTAAGTGTCCGGGCCATATCCATGGCCCGGTTACGCGGCTAAGCCGCGGGGCGCGGTCGCGCCCTCAGCCGCGCTTTTGGCGCGTCTGGGGGTGCAGATCGCTGGCGTGGGAACCTTTTCTACAGCGCGCCCGAAGGGCGTGCTGAGCGGGCGACTGCCCGCCGGGCCGTTGGCCCGTAACCGGCCCACGGAGGTGGGCCGGACAGCTAAAAACGAAAAACCGCCACGATGCGCCGCGTCCACCAGGGCGAGAGGTTAATCTCGGCAACGCCCACGCTTTCCTGGGCGTGGATCATGCGCAGGGGCTGACCATCCCGCACCCCGGTAACGATGCCCGCGTGCTTCGCCATCGCGCCCCGCCTCATGCGAAAAACCAGCACATCCCCCGGCGTGGCGTCGCCCGAAGGGACATCGTGCAAATGCCGCCTCGCCGCATCGAGCAATGTTTCTTCAGCGCGCATCTCGCCCCAGTCGCGGGAATAGGCCGGGGGCGTCTCTGGCGCGCGGCCTGTCACCTCGGCATACACACCCCGGATCAGCCCGAGGCAATCGCAGCCTGCATCCTTGACGGCAGCCTGGTGGTGGTAAGGCGTGCCCAGCCAGCCGCGCGCCGCCGCCACGACGCGCGGGCCAGTGTCGCCGCTCATAGCCGCAGCTCCACGATGGGAATGTTGGGAATTTCCCCGTGACTGAAGGCTTCAAGATTGACGGCCAACTGGTCTGTATCGAAGCGCGCAGGCACGTCGAAAGCGAAACCAGCGGTGATCGCAACACCTCCGCCCGGCGCGGTTATAAAGCTCACGACGCCAGTGATGTTGTCGACAGTGAAATCAGCCCCTTCGCTCTGCTCCGCGCCATCCAGCGCAATTTGGACGCTACCGGCGACCGGCTTCTTGATCTCGCGCGTCCACGGCGCAAAGGCACTGCCATAGCGCTTGAGCAGCTGAAACTGCGTCTGCACACCATCGCCCGCTCCAATCTGTTGATCGGTGGCCGAGATTGCCTCAAGCGGGGCGCAGGATTTGAAATCGCTCCAGTCCTTCCAGCGAAAGCCGTGCAGCCGCCCACGTCGCTCCTCGAAGAACGCGATCACCGTGTAAAGATCATCCACGCCGCGCACGCCGTAGCCAGCATCGTAGCGCCGGCGGCTATCGGCCCAGCGCTGGTTGCGCTCTTCAAAGCCCGAGCCAAGTGTGACAATCTCGGTGCGCCGCTCCGGTCCGCCGGACGCCCCGCGCGCGATGCCGGTGGGGAAGCGAACCTCGTGAAATGCCATCGTTTACTCCCGCTCCCTGATCACAAGTTGCGCTGTCCGCGCGCTGCGGCGCGAGCGATCTGAGCGCCGATTTCACCGCGATTGCGCCGGAAACCCTCGACATCGGGCGTCGAGATATTGACGGTAATGTTCGTCTGCGCCGCTGCACCGTCCGCGTGGACGCCCAGGCGGCCATCGCGTCCACGCGCCAGCGGCAAAATCGCCTCGGGGCCTGCCTCACCGGCCAATCCCGTGCGCCCGCCACGCAAGGGAAACGCGACCGGCGCGCTGATGACGCCGCCATCGGCGAACGGTACCGGCATCGCTTGTTGCAGCACGCCGCCCTTGGCAAATGGAAGCACGCTCCCTGCAAGCCCGCCGAACAGCCCGCCCACGGCGCTTTCAATCGGCGCGAACGCCGAGCGCAAGGCAAGCCGTGACAGGTCCAGCGCAAGATTTTGCAGAACGCCGCGCAACCCTTCGCCGTCCAGCGCAACGGCTTCAAGCGAGCGGCTCATCCGGCCGGCGAAGCGCTCGCCCAGACTTTCCAGATCCTTGAGGCGTGCGCGCGCATCATCCGTGCGCGCCGACACCTCGATCGCAAGATCGGCAACAGTTTCAGCCATGTGATTCTCCGTCGGGGAAACGCTCCATCAGCATGTCGAGGCTAGAACGGCTCATGGGTGCGCTGTCTGCGCCGCCCATCAGCCCGGAGACCGCGCGGCCAAATTCCACCGGGGTCATTGCCCAGAAGTCACGCGGCGGCAGGCGCAAGACGCCCAGTCCGATCGCCATCGCCTCGGCCCACGGGAACGGGCGCAGCCTATCGCTCATCTGCGCCCAATGCTGCGCCAAAGGTCGCGTTCAACAGCCGGGCGACGATATCGACGAAGCCAGCCGCACCACCCGGCACCGGCAGTTTCGCCACTTCGTCCTCGCTCACCTCGTGGCCCGCGCCGCGCAGGCCGGCGCATATAATCTTGTGCGCATCACTCGCGCTGATCCGACCCGTCTGAAACCGCTCCGCCAGCGCCAGCATATCTGTCTCGCCGAAGGCGTGCTCCAGTTCCGCCAACGCGCCCAGCGTTAGGCAGAGCGTGTAGGGCACGCCGCCAAGGACCGCTTCGATTTCGCCGCGATGAGAATTGACCATGTGCCCTACTCCGCCGTGAAGCTGAGCTGGCCGGCTGATTCCAACGCCAGGTCGAAGGTCATTTCTCCGTCGTGCTGGCCGGCGTATTCAAGCGTGCTGACCTGGAACGGCCCCTCGACCGTGCCGAAATCCGGAACGATCACCTGCCAGTCCCGCTGGACACCGTCGAAAAAGATGGCGCGCACGGTCTCGTCGGACTGCGCGTCCTTGAACACGCCATTGCCCGAGATGCGCGCGGTCTTGATACCCGCCCCGGCAAGCAGTTCGCGCCACTCGCCGGCGGACTCGGTGTTGGTGATGTCGACGGTCGCGGCATTGAAGGCAAGCGTGCGCGCACGCAGGCCCGCGACGGTGATGAAGCTGCCAGCGCCGTCACTATCGACCTTCAAAAGCAAATCCTTGCCCTTCTGGGCACTCATGGGTCTCTCCTTACTGCTGGATCAAGCTGGTTCGGTCACGGCGCGGAAGCGCGCCACCCCGTGATAGGTCTCGCCGTCGTCGTCGCGGCGCACCTCGAAGGACAGGCACCGCAGGTTGACGAGTTGCGCGCCGTTCAGCGAAAGCGACGAGTCGTGCAGGACCGCGCGGACCGCATCGATGACCTCGTGGGCCTGGCGCTTGCCCGCGTAGCGCGACCAGACATGCACATCGAGGCGGTGTTCCAGCCCCGGCTCCGTGCCCGTGCTCCAATCGCTGACAGAAGCTGTCCCGAACGTAATGAATGGGAAGGGCGTCTCCTGCGGAACATCATCGAAGATGCGTGCGCCGCCAAGAAGCGCGGCAACAGCGGTATCGTTCGCGAGCGTGGCATACACCTCGCGCTGCAAGGCCCAACTGCTCATGGATGTCTCCGTGAAATCAGCGGCGGGTGGTGATGCGCCGGACGGCTTGGCCGATACGCCGCACAATGCCCGATCGCGCACGGTCCAGCGCCGGGCGCAGCCAGGGCTGCTGCGCGCGCGACAGCGAACCGAATTCGCGGAACCAGGCGCGGGGAGCCAGCGACACCACTCGGTAGCTGAGAGCGCGTGGCCCGCGCCGAACCGCAAGCGAATTTGCCAGCGCCCGCGTCCCCGCGCCGCCGTCACGCTCAAGCCCCTCGCGGGCCTCGTCGGCCACCGCTTGCGCGCCGGCGCGCAGCGCGTCGTCGACCGCTTCGGTCTTGTCCAAGGCGCGTGAAAGGGCGCGCAGCCCGCGGCGCCGCGATGTCACCGAAACCTTCACAGGTCGCGCTCCTCACAATTGCATTTCAGGAAGCGGCGACGGCCGTCCTCATCGAGCACCGCGCGAATGTCGAGCACACGATCGCCGAGGCGAAAGCGCATATGCGGCGCGACGTCTTCGCGATAGCGGATCGTGACATCGACCTTGCGCCTGCCGGACCGGCGGTCGGCCTCGACGGCCTCCTTGCCGGAGCGCGGTTCAATCATGGCCCAGACTTCGGCTACCGCCTCCCACGTCTCGACCGCGCCGCCGCCACCGTCGTCCGCACGCGCGGGACGTTCCAGCACGACTCGGCGGCGCAAGGCACCGATCCGCGCGCTCACAGCCGCACCTGCCGGTAAGGTTTCAGCAGGTCCGCGACGCCGTGTGGCAGTTCGTCCGGTTTTTCGAAGACGACCGGTTCGCGCTGCTCGTACCAGTGTGCCGCCAGCATCAGCACGGCCTGCCGGATCGGCTGCGGCACCTTGTCTGTCGTGTCGCCATATCCTGCAGTCAGCGCGATCTCGATGCCGTTCGCCGCCCTTCCGGGAGTCGGCCAGACCGCACCCGCTTGACGCACCAGACGCGGGCGCAGCGCGGACAGATCCACGACGTATGTCTCAGGGGAGACGGTCTGCGCCGTGTCCTCTGCATCATACACCTTGACGCTATCAACGCTTTTCAGCGGCCCGAGCGGGATGGATACGCGCCCGTCTTCCGGCCAGCCGTCCAAAAACAGCGACCAGCTCTGCGTCACCATCGCGATGTCCAGCGCGCCCTCGATATGCAGCCGGGCAGCAAGGATCAGGCTGGCGACGACCGGGTCTTCGACGGCGCTGTCAACGCGCAGGTAGTCCTTCGCCTCCGAGACGCTGACCGGCTCAAGCGCCGGCGCGGCTGTTAGCACAAGCGGCATGGCTCACCCCGTTGTTTAAGAAACAAATAGGGCCGCGGCGGGGAGGAACGCCGCGGCCCGACCTGTTGGCGTAGGTACCCGATAGGATCGGTTCAGACTGCGGTCGATCCGCCTTCGTCGTCATCACCGGGCTTGACCCGGTGATCCAGAACCAAAGCACATACACGTCATTGCCGGATCAAGTCCGGCAATGACGTGCAGCACTACGGGACCCTGATCGCGATACGCCGGGCGCAACGCCTGCTTATGACACGCCGAACTTCAGCAGCTTGATCGCGCCAAAGTCCTGTACACCTCCGCCAACGCGCTTGGTCGTGTAGAACAGCACGTAGGGCTTCGAGGAGAACGGATCGCGCAGGACCCGGATACCGATGCGGTCCACCACAAGATAACCGCGCTGGAAGTCGCCAAAGGCCATAGCGGTCTCGTCCGAGCCGATGCTCGGCATGTCCTCGGTCTCGACGATCGGGAAGCCCAGCATCATCGGCCGCGCTCCCGCTTCCGTGCCTGGCTGCCAGATATAGTTGCCGTCGCCGTCCTTGATCTTGCGCGCTTCGGCCTGGGTGGAGCGGTTCATCACCCACGAGGCGTTGCCGCGATAACCGGCATTGAGCGTGTAGATCAGGTCGAATAGCGCGTGCTCGGGATCGGTGCCCGCGAAATCACCGTCCTCGCCCGTGGCGACATAGCCGATATTGCCCCAGCTCCATGAACCGTCGGCGACCTGCGTGTAGT